TTTGCTCCTCTCTTGAACTTGATATGGTTAGACTTGTTTTTGATGTATCGCTGCCAACTACTAAGTTTGCGTCGAGTTTTCTTAGCCGTTTGCTTAACTTCTTTAACGGTCTCAGTAACATCAGTAACAGTGCGCTCAGCCCTGCCAAGTAATGCTCGAAGTTCATCGAGAGACCCCTCTATCTTAACCAAAGGTATCACCTTCAGTTATCAGATGCGGTTGATTGTATTGCAATTGCCATCCAGTCTTTGCTACCTAGTTTAACAACTCTGCACTTAATTCTAGCAGTGATGAATAAGTCAATTCCCGCACTGGTTAAAGCGCCAAAGTTGCCGCCACACAAGTACAAAGAATCATTGACAACCATAAATGCTTCACTCAAAGTTGCAGGGCCGAAGTTATCTGGGTACAAATCTTGAGTATGTGTTGAAATGTTGTTTGTCTTATCAATTCCAAGTCCACCGGAAGAGATTAAAGATTGATTATCTGCTCTAATAAACTTAGATCCTGGATTAAGATCACTTAGTTGCATACCAATAGAACCATTTGTTGCTAAGAAATTAGCTACATCAACAGAAAAGTTACTGCCGCCTTGTACTACAAAGTCTACTGATTCTACTGCAACTGCTTGTCCAGTTGCCACATTGACATATGCACCGAGGTCAATAACACCTTGTATAATTGTCCCATCTGCACTGCCTGCTGGTAAAGTTACGGTTTCTGTAAGGTAAAAACTACCTGTTTTTGCTGTCGCCATAGCACTTTGTGGCTGCCGACCGCCTATAAACATCACTTCAATCTTCTAATCGGTGGCAGCGGGTCGCAGCGTACTATCTTACCACCTCTTCCCCGCCACCACCCGTTTCTAACTAGCCATACTATTTTACTATGTAAGTCATAAAAATAAACTGTATATATATATAGTATAACTGCTTAAGACTAATCATGGCGAGCGAGAATTGGTTTGACAAAGAGTGCTTTGATACATCTTGTCAATGTGAAGGTTGTTTAGAGCTAATACATTTGGAGGAAGAAAAATGAAGCGTCATAAAATGGTTAATTTATGTCCAACGACATTTGAGATTGCTTCAAAGATGCCTAACTTTAGCAAATGGGTTAGGGCTGCTCTTCTTGAAACTGACAAAAGAAATAGTTTTAGAACTGAGTATCATATGTGGTGTCCGGATTGTCCAGAATATGTTAGAGTTAGTGACAACCCTCCGCGATTTGGTATGTACTGCACTAAATGTAATCATCTAATGGAAGGAAAGTGGGTACAAGCATGATGTGTAAATGCGCGATATGTGGTTTTATTGGCCATGTTTATGATTATCATCAATGGGAATCTGCAGATAAAAGATATCCAGCACTATGGATATGTGATGTTTGTTACGTAGATCTAAATAACTCTGTCACCGCGTAAAGCAGTTCTTTCATATTCTGCTATTTCCGGTGTATATTCTAAACCTGCTACTGGCCCTGATCCAAAAGTGCCTTTAGCACCGGCTTCACCTACTTCTGCACCTAGTCTTGCTCCTAAATACAACGGAGCAACTACCTTTGGAGCATACCTCATACCTATTGCTAAAGGCCCAGTTACTTCAGGAGTTGATTCATTAGCTAACCATTCATAGAGTTCTTTCCAATTGTTACGCCACTTTTGTCCTTGTGCTTGTCTTTCTTTGCGTCTCTTAGCTCTAGCATCTCTGCCTCTTTCTTCATAACGCCTAGTTAGTTCACTAATAGGTCGTTCTAGTATAGGAGCAACCATTGTTATCAAACCTGATTAGCAAGTTCGTATGATCTCTTAAGTCGCATCATATATTCTAAATCGGGTTCTTCTACTGTAAAAGCATCTAGTATAACTCTCAATGCTGGTAATACCAAACCAGTTGCACCATATTCATCTGCAGCAGCTCCATTAGGAAGCGCAAGAAAACGATAACAGTACAAACAATCAGCGGCAGTTGGTTCTAAACTTGAATAATACCAGTCTTGTTTCCTTTGAAGAAATGCGGAACTATCTTCAGATGGGTCTACTATCTGATTTAAGTCAATATCAAAATATGAACCATGGCCATGGATAATATGAACTCGATTAAAATTACCCGCGTCGATTAGCGCAGATATAGGAGTAAAGCCAGGAGAACCAATAGTTAAAGCTATTAATTGATCATCTGTAAAAGGGACGCTTGAAATTATTATTTGTTCCCCTACTGCTGCAGCATATGGGTCTAGTTGATTGTCGCGGTTTGCATTCCAATTAATACTTCGATATCCGGCCTCTTGTTCAAAAGAACGACGAAAACCTACTGTTAAATCACTTTGGACATATCCACTTAAATCTAATTTATGTTCACTAACCCAATAATTTGCATTTGGAAAGTCTGTAGGCTTTAGATTTCGATAATCTGAACTAGGTGACATAGTCCAAACACCAGTTACATTATCACCAACAGCCCAAAAAGGAGGAAACTCTTGAACCAATGTTCTATCCATTACTTTTTATCCCCCTTTTTCTTTTTTGATTTACCTTTTGGTTTAGGTAATAACTTTAGTTTCAAAACTTCTATAGCGTTCATTTCTTAGACCTCTTGAATGCTTTAGACATAGCGGCTAAGTCTAATCTTCCTTTTTTTGCTCCTCTCTTGAACTTGATATGGTTAGACTTGTTTTTGATGTATCGCTGCCAACTACTAAGTTTGCGTCGAGTTTTCTTAGCCGTTTGCTTAACTTCTTTAACGGTCTC